AACCAGACACAACACCGTGAGCGCCCCAGCGAACGGTTTCTTCCGGATGAATTGTAAGGGGTGGATAAGGGTCTGCAGTACCTTCGCTCATGTGCAAGTCGTAGTTAGTTCTAACCCACTTAACATGCGTATTATTATAAAACGTTATATCAACAGAATTTCCCACAGAAACCTCCATGTATCAATTGTTAATTTAGGCAAGATAAGCCTAAGCACAAAATAACGCGAGATACAGTACATGCTATTAATCCCTTGCGCCGAACACAACGTTAGCTGAATATTTTTCATTAGCAACTTTCTTTCGCGCAAGGCGGTGAGTTGATAGTTAAAGCGTTAAGAAAAGATGGATTCTCCTGATGAAAAACCATCCCTACATAACAAAAAAACTGCCTTACCTAAGCTTTGAGATTTCTTTGACATAGGCCTGGCACGCAGCTAGGGCGCTCAGTCCTTGGTCACCGTCGCCAGCTATGGCGACAATTCGTTGAGCAGCCGCTGGGTCAAGTTCGCCTCGCGCTTCTCCATGATCCACGCCGGCGGCGCCGGTGGCGGCAGGCAACCCACCGCGACCACCCGGGACGGCGAGTAGGACTGACAGCCGCACATCAGCAGTAGCCAGCCGGTCACGCAGACGTGCCTGATCGGTTTGAGCATTTCGCAATTCCTTGTAGTGGGTTTCGTCATTCACCTGCAGGCGATCCTCCAGCGCTCGGCGCTCAACCTGCTGGCGGTCCTGCCAATCGATCACCGCCACCGCCGCCTGCTCGCGATCACGCTGATTCGCCTCGGCCTGGGCGGCCAGTTGCTGGCCGTAGCGGTTGGATTGCCAGGCCCATGCCGCGCAGGCCCCAAGAGCCAGCCCCAGGACCAGGGCGACGATCAGGCCGCGTGCACCCAGCGCGTTCACGGCAGCACCTTCAGCGCACGCTCATAAAGCGCCTCGCGGTCGGACAAACCATTGGTGCCGCCGTTGATACGGCGGGTGATGGTAAGAAAGTCACCCTGATCGGCCAGGGTATTGAGGCCTGCCCGCTGCCAGAACCACCCAGCCGACAGCGCGGCATACACCGGGTGCTCGAGCAGCTCCGGGGTGTTGAGCAAGCGCGCATCACCAAACAGCGCCTCGCTGCACGCCGCATAATTCGCGCGACCGGTGACCTGAATTAGCCCCCTGCCCCGGTACTTCTGGCCGTCGCCATCCGCTTCGGGGGTGTTGCCCAGGCGCTTGGCCAAGGTCCCGGTGTCGTACTTGCTCAAGTACTGGTCGCCGCCCAGCTCGCGTACCCACTGCAACTGGCCCGACTCGTGGCCGATCTGGGCGATGAAGGCCGCGATACGCAGCCGGGTGACGATGGCGTACTTGCCCATAGCGGCGTTGAGCGCAGGAACAAAAACGCCGGCTTTCTGGCCGGCGTTGGGGAGGATCTGCAGCAACTGCTGCGCGGTAATGGTCATACGTACGTCTCCAGTGATGTGGGGTTAAAGCTGCTCAACCCTGAGCGGCTTGGTCTCTTTCTTTTTCTTCTTGCCGGCGGCCTTGGCCTTGCCCTTCTTGCCGCCGTTACACTCGACGGTGGTGCTCCAGCCCGACTGGGTGAACGTCTGCTCCACCGACTCCACCAGATACTCGCCGTCGAGACCGACCTTGAAGCCTTGGGCGTTGATCATGCGTTCGGCAAACAGATCGGTACGCCCGAGCATTTCCAGGCGCACGCCGGCGGTGCTGCGGTTGAACGCCGCCAAGCGCGCCTTGGCCGCCTGCTCGGCGGCGGACTTGTTCGGGTAGATATGCCGGTCGGTGTGCACCGGCGGCAGGCCATCGGGCGACTCATCGTTGGCCAGGTCGACCACCTTCAGCTTTCCGCTCTTCTTGTCCTGATGCTTGGTCTGCACAGCCTTGTGCGTGCTCTTGTCGCCGAAGCGGAACTGGTAGCGGCTCACGTCGCGGCGGTGAACGGTGACCGTGCCCAGGGCCTTACCGCTCGCGCTCTGCCCGGCCTGTCGCGGCAACACCAACAACTTGCCGTCCGCCACCTTGGCCGTGCAGTCGTACTGCTTGGCCAGCCGCGTGATGAAGTTGAAGTCGGATTCATTGAGCTGGTCGACCCGGGGCACCTTGGTGGTGACCGGGCACACCGGCGTCCAGCCGTTACGCGCCGCCACGTCGCGCACGATCTGCTGCAGCGGCACACCTTCCCAACTCCCGCTGCGCGTGGTCTTGCCACTGCCGCGCATGTCGCTGGCCTTGCCACGGATCTCGATGGAGTCCGGCGGACCTGATACCACCACCTCGTCGACGGTGTAGCGGCCCAACCGTGTCAGGGCCTGGCCGCTGTAGCCCATGTACACCTCGATGCTGGCCCCACGACTGGGCAAAGCCACGGCGCCGTCGCGGTCATCGAGACGCAACTCAAACTCGTCGGACTCCATGCCGGGCTTGTCCGAAGTGCGCAAGGTCAACAGTCGGTCGTTGATCAGTGCGGTGATGTTCTTGCCGTCCGCAACGATTCGGAATACAGGCGTCATGCAGTAAACCTCCCCCTGGATGACACAGCGGTCGGGACTACATAGAATCCCCAGCCGTTGCCCCTATAGGAGTTGAGAAAGTGAAAAGGATTTTCGGATTGTCGCTGTGCCTACTGGCCGCCTCGATGGCACAGGCCGAGCAGAAATTGCGGGTTATAGATTTGGGTGGCGATGAGCCCGTGAGTGCCGAGGCCGCAGAGCGAGGCCGGCAGGCCATTGCAGCCCAAGAAGCGGCCAAGAAGATCAAGCCTGAGGAAGCCCGCGACTTCCTCAAGCGTCTCAATAAGACCGTAGATAAGGGGCAAACCCTGGCACGGTCCGGCACCATGAATGGCAAGCAAGCCCGCGACCAGGCTATCGCCCTGAATAAGCTGATGGACGAAGCCGATCGCTTTGGAACGCTATTTGCGCCCTTCGCAAAATGCCGCTCCGCCGCAATCGATGCCGCCAGCTCTTGGCAAGGCATGATTTCCCAGGACGTACGGGAGTATTCCAATAACCACATGTCCTACCTGTCCGCCGCCAAGGAATGCGCACAGGCCGCCGGCTAATCCCAGAGCTGCACCGTGGCCTCGGTCTGGCTCTGCAGATCTGGCAGCACGATCAACACCCCGGCCCTGAACGGCTGGGGCTCGTCGGCCAGCCCCTGGTTGGCATCCAGCACGGCCTCGACACAGCCATTCAGGTGGCCGTAATACTGGTGACAGAGGGTGTCGAGCAGATCCCCGCTAGACGTTCTGCAGGTCGTCGCCATAGCTCACAAACTCCAGTGAAAAGCCTTGTTTACGCGGGATGCCGCCGGCCAGCAGGTGGCTTTGTTCCTCCTCGAGGCTGGTCAGGCACCAGGTGCCCAGCACCTCGCCATAGCCCGTGGTCAGGCTCAGCGGCTGCAGACGCCGCCCGATACTGCGCAACGTCTGCAGTTGACCGAGGCCGCCCTTGAACCCCGGGAAGATCGCGCCCTTGAGGGTGATCTTGTCGTCGCCCTGGCCCACCGCCTGCTGCGCGATGCTGCGGGTCAGGCGCTCCTGAGCCGCCCAACGAAAGCCCGTCTGCCGCCGCAGCTCATCAAAAGCCGCCGTATCGAGGTTGAAGTAGAAAGCCTCGCCGGCAGCCCGGAACGGCTGGATGATCAGCAGGTGCGGGAACGGCTTCACCGCCTCGGGCGCCGGCGTGGACTCAGCACCGAAAGCGCCGGTCGGGAAGATGTTGCCCAGGCTCGGGCTGATCTGCCCGCCGATGCGGTTGATCGCGGCACTGGCCTTGGCCGCCTGCTCCTTGAGTGCGCCCATGCGCTCCTGGATCTGACTCGCCGCCGTGACCGCCTGGCTGTATTTGGCCGCCACCTCACCGACCGCAGCCTGGGCGGCCGTGATGCCGCGCATAGTCCGCTGCAGCTTGGCGCCCAGCTCAGGCCCCACAAACGGTAAGTTCTCCAGCTCCGAGGCGGCGCCGGTGATGTCGCTGATCGCACCGTTCATGGGACCCAGCATGCCGTCGGCGCTTTGCCGCCCGGCCTCCCCCGCTGCCACCAAGGACTGGAACCCCGACTGCAGCTGCTCCATATAAGCCATGGTCCCTCCTTAAAGATGTGGTGCGTCGGACAGCTGACGGGCCGCCGCCTGGCGGTTGAACTCGTCGAACATCCGGCGCAGTTGCGGCTCAATCTCCCGCGCCAGTTGCGCAGGGTCTTTCACATCGCCATGCACCACGATGGGCATATGCGGTGCGAAGGTGAGTTGCTGCTCGACCTTGGGCGGTGCGGGCTTGGGTGGCTCCGGCGCCTTGATCATCGGCGGCGCTGCCGCAGTGGGCGACGCCAGGGCCATCGACCGCACCACCTGCCCCATCTCAGGATCGGTCTGGCCGGTCTTGAATGATTTGGCGATGTCGCCCAGGACGGGCGGGATGTCCTTGCCGGCGTTGGTCATCATCAGCGGCCCAGCAGCCGGCATCGACTTAAGCGCCTCATCGCCGCCGAACATTTTTTTGCTCAGCGCGCCGCCTGCAGCAGATCCGCCCCAGGCGCCCAGGGCGCCGCCGATCAGGCCGCCAATCACCGTGCCGATCACCGGCACCACCGAACCGATGGCAGCACCTGCTGCCGCCCCCGCTGCAGCACCGGCCAGGTTCCCCGCCGCCTCGCCATAGCCCTCGGCTTTTTCATCCCGGGTGGTGGCGTTCTGGTAGGTGTCCGCTATTTGGATGCCGGCACCCAGCACCGACAACACGGCGCCGCCCTTGAGCAACGGAGCAGCGCCCTTGGCCATCGAGCCGATGCCCTTGAACGCCGCGCTGCCAATCCCGGCCGACGCCGCACCTTTGACCGCGCCACCCACCCCGCCGCCGGTGATGACGCTCTTCAGCGCCTGGCCGATGCCGCTAATGCCACCGCGCAGGCCGCGACCACCCCGCCCAGTGCGGGCGCCCTTGCGGCCCTTCTTGTCCTTGCCGCCATCGGCGCCGTAATCACCGCCTCCCATGCCGGCAGCGTTGGTTACAAACACCCGCTGAATCACATTTGGGTTGCCCATCATTGAGCCCCGGGCCACGTTGAGCAGGCCCTTGCCGATCTTGAACGCGGCCACCACGTTTTTCAGCGCGATCAGCCCGGCGCCTAGGGCGGTCAGGCCCAGCACCAAGGGCGGCGCCTTCTCCGTGAGGCCGGTCAGCGACTTGGCCACCACAGTGATGCCCTGGGCTACGGAGTCCGTCACCGGCCGCAGGGCATCACCTACGGCGCGCATGCTGTCGTTCAGAGCCTGCGCGGTTTCGGCCCACATCTGCGACGACGACTCGCGTCGCTCGGCCAGGTTCTTGTCGAGAATGCCGGTGGCGTTCTTCGATTCGGCTTTCAGCTGCTCATACAGCGCCTTGTTCTGCGAGTACGCGGTCAAGGCTGCCTTGACCTGCATGTCAGCGAACAGATCGCCAGTCCGCAACGACTGCTCCAGCGCCTCGAGCATAGCCTTGGCCTTGGCCGGATCAGTCTCCTTGCTGATTTGGGCCTGGGCCTTCTCCAGCTTCGCAGCCTTGGCCGGGTCAGTCGCCTTGATGTACTTCATGGCCAGGGCGAAACTCGACTCCAGGGTCGACATGCCCCCCTGAATGCCGGTGTTGAGAGAAGCGTGGTAATCAATACCGGCGTCCTTATACGCCTTGACCAC